TACAAAGTCAGGATAATATTTATGTGGAATAGTATATCTTATTAGACCTTCATGGTGTTGCCAAGTACTTAAAACCCCTTGATGAAGTTTATATTCCCATTTACTATCATAGCCTTTAGGAACTCCTTTCTCCTTTGGCCTAGCCTTTCTTGGTTTTCTTTTAGGCAACTTCTTCTACTTTAGGTAATCGTTTGATTTCTGTTAAATAAGTAAGGCCTTTAGAATATTGAAAAACTCTTAATCCTTTACCGTCATTAGAATCTTTATGGCATTCAAACTTATGCGCACACCAAGTACATTCACTAGGTAGTTTCATATTACCAGATTTTCCATCAGGTACAGGTAAGTAACATCTAGGAGGAGGAGTTTTCTTTTTTAATTGTTGCTTTAATGTTTTAATCTTTTCAATAACATTAGGTTTTTCTAAGCTTTGTGGTCTGAATAAACAGAGTTCTCCAGACTCTTTATTAATAGCTAGGAATCCTCCGCCTGTAGTTTTCTCTGCTTCTTCATATCCTGATAATTGTGCAAGATAACCGAAAGAATCTTTTTCAGGAAGTGTACCATATTTGAATTTTTTAAAAGAGAAGTTTGATGCTGATTTAATATCTATAACTTCTCCATCTATCTTACAATCCATATGCCCTTTGATACCTTTAACAGTTACTTCTTTTTGTTTATCTGTTATTTTATGTTTTGCTAATTTAACTAAGAATAAAACAACTTCTTCAAGTAGATGGCCATATAAAAATTTAATCTGTGTATCTGGAGATACTTCGCTTTGTTTAGGATCTGACTTCATATCATACCATAACTGTCTTTCAGGTTTTCCTATGTTTGACATACGAAGATAAGGATTCTTTACTTCTCTAGGTGTAAGCCAATGTCTCATTGCTTCTTTCATTCCTTCTGCAAAGTTATCTAAATCATCTTCTGATATAACAACATTTTTTCCCTTACTGATTTTAGATACTTCTTTATATATATCTTCTACTATTGTATTAAGATTTTTCATATTGCTTGTATAAGGTTAGTAGCTTCTTTAGTTGAAACTTTAAACCATTCTCCTTTATGTTTTGTTGAAATCTTTTTTAATTTTTTATGTGCTATTTGTTCTGCACTTCTTCTATCTTCAAAGTATTTAGTATAGCATAGTTTATAATCTCTGAAAGGACTAGATGTTTGATATTGATTACATCTATCTTCTGCATCAACTGCCATACCAACTTTAATCCAACCATCCCAACAAGGATTAGATATAATATATACATGGCCTTCTGTAGATTTTTCATAGCCCTCCAGAGATGAAAAAGCTGCGCCTTCAAATGTCTTATATCTTCCTGGTTTGTGTAAAGGGTGTGTTTGTGGTATATATTTACTATTAACAAACATTCGATCACTATTTCTTTTAACATACTTATATAAAGTTGAATAACAGGGTATACATACTTTTATACCGTGTTTTTTTCTAGAAGGATACCAGTTATCTGTTGTTAACTTTACGTTACATTCTTTACATTTAATGTGTTTCATTAATCTTCAGCCTTAATATATAAACCGTATTCATCCTTAATATATAAACCCTCTTTAGCTATTAATTTATTTAACCATCGTTCTTCTATTTCATCAAACAGTTCATAGTTTCCTTGTACTCCTACTTCTAATAGTTCACAATATCCTTCCTCGCAGTTAGGCCAACTGCTACAGCCTAAATGATAATCCATATCATAAACAGTAAGTCGTTCTTCTTCTTTAATGTGTTCTTCTTCTTTAATGTGTTTCATTCCAATTATTTCCTATTTTATATTCACCATCTAAAGGACAAAGCATTTCTAACACTTTTCCTGCTTCTATAATAGAGTCAACGCCTAGTTGACCTATTTGTTCTGCTTGACTTTCAATAACTTCAAGTTGCCATTCATCGTGGATGTTAGCCACAAACTTAGCATCAAAATTCTTTTCTTTAATTTTTCTATTGAATAAAACAAGAGCTACTTTCATAACAACTGCTCCTCCTCCTTGCAATAAAGTATTTAAAGCAGTCCAAACTTTTTCTTTTCTTATATGTATAATTCTTTTATCTAATGCTTTGAGGTAATGTTTGGATTGTGCCGCCCTTGTAACGCTGTGTGTAAGATGTCTAAGTGATGGCAAGCTGTCATAGAAACGACTTCTAAGAGCTGCGCCTTCCTTTGAATTTCCACCAACTGTTTTTCCAAGTTTAGTATCTCCTCCTCCGTAAATGAGGGCATAGATAAAAGTTTTTGCTTGATTTCTGTGTTCAAGTCCAGCAAGTCTTTGATTTGTGCTGTGAATGTCCGTGTTGATAATTTCATTTATATAATCCTTATCTTTCATGTAATGTGCTAAGACTCTAAGTTCAAGTCCTGACGCATCTATTCCTACTAACTTATATCCTTGCGGTACAGTCCAACATTCTCTGCATTCTTTACCATAAGGTTTATGAGAACCAGGTGTCTGAGCTACATTAGGACTTCGATGTGTCATTCTTCCTGTTCTAGCTCCATTAGGTATAACAAAACCATGTACTCTACTATCTTTAGAAAGCTCTAACCACGAAGTAACTTGTGCTACTCTCTTTTGTAACATCATAAACTCTGCAATAAGAGTAGCTTCTGGTATACCTTTAACTTTTTCTAGTGTGCTTTCATCTACAATAGGCTGATCAGTAGGTGTAAACTTTTTTGGTTGCCATCCAAAGTGTTCAAGATATTCTCCTATTTGTTTTCTACTTGCTAGGTTAAATTCTGTCCATTTCATACGATAAAAAGAAGTAGGTATACGTGGATTTACTACAAAACTTTTATTATAATTACTATTTCCTAAAGCATCTTTACAGCCATTTTTACATTCCCATTTTCCAACCTTCAAAAAAATATTAGGATAATAATCACCACAAGAATAACATTTAGCTGATCCAAAGCTAAACGAGCTCGCCCACCAGGGATTAACTTCTTTATGATGATCCCAAGATTCTTTTGCGTTTCTTTTATATTGCCCTTCATCAGTAGTTATATATGTATATTCTTCATCTGTTAAACCTACTTTAGATAATGTATTATCTTTTTTTAATCTTGGAGTAACAAGTTTATCTTTATCCCATTTAGGCAGAAAAGTTTCATGTACTTGTTTTTCAATCTCTGCCATTTTAGATTTTAGTTTAGAAGATAAAAGAGTAGCTTTCTTTTCATCCAACATAAACCCTGTAACTTCTTGTTCTTTAATTATTTTAGCTACTGCGTGTTCTAAATCTATGGATTCTTGACTAAATTCTTTTAAATCTTTAAGCAAGGTATAATATATATCTGCATTTAATTCCACATCTTGGATACAGTATTGCCCCATTTCTTCTGTGTATTCTGCCCAACTAGGAGGTTGTTCTGCTTTTCTTTTAGTAGCATCGTTGGGATAAAGAAGATAACCCCAATTATCTAGGCTATGGCCTCCAGTAAGAATAGGATTAGCTAAACGAGATAATACTAATGTATCTTCTATATGATTAGTAAAGGTAACATCAAAATGTTTTTTTATTACAGGTATATCAAAACCAATAATATTATGACCTATCAGAACATCTGCGCTTGATAAAAGATCGATGCCTTCCTGGAGTTTATCAGGTGGGAATAAGTAAGTATCCCCTCCTAATACTTTGGCTACGATACAATGTATAACATTGCCTTCTAAACCGTTTGTTTCTATATCAAAGAGTATCTTTTTAAAACGGTACGGACATATCTTGTTTGGGGGCGAAGTCAAAATCTTCTTCATAAAGTCTTCCTGTATTTGAATTATATTTTAAACTGCAAGCCAATCCTGTATCCCCCGTATATCTAGATTTTAAGACTCTAACTTTAGTTGTGTTAGCTTCTTCTGGATCATCTGCTTGTTGATTTCTTTCTAAGGCAATCACACAATCGGATAATTGACTTATCCCTTGTGAACCTTTAAGGTGAGAAAGAGATACTTCAATTCCTTGTTCATGTCCTTTCTCTCCTGCTGCTCGCCTAAGATGAGATACAAGTATCATACCTACACCTGTTTCTTCTATTAAGGAACGTAGACGATTCATTAGATTATCTATTCCTCGTCTTTCATCTCCTTCTGTTATTACATTAACAAGCATATGTAAGTGATCTATTATTATCCATTCACATTCACAGCCTATTATAATGTATCTAAGTTTAGAAAAAATTTCATCAATATTTGTTGCCCCTAAATGAGCATGAATAAATACCCTGCCTTTTTCAATTACATTATCAAATAAATTTTCTAACTGTTCACTTGAATAATTATTTCTTTTTTCAGAAAGATATATTCTATCGTTAGCTTCGATTGAAATTATACCGTCTGCTGTGCGTAACCAGTTTTCCTCAAGAGCTACAATACCTACGTTGTCAGTAGTATTTTTAATAAGCCAATGTTCTAGTTCTCTGGTAACTGATGATTTTCCTAGTCCTGTGCCTCCTGTAAGAGTAACAAGTTCTCCTTTCCGCATACCGTATAGTTTTTTATTAAGACCTTCCCAAGGATAAGGAACACTTATTTTATCTTCCCGTTGTATCCAATCATTCTTTTTACTAGACAGTTCTAGTATTCCTGAAGGTGTATATGTTTTTGAATCCCACCAAGCTTTAGTAAATTCTGCATACTTCCCTTGTTTTAACATATCATTGGCATCTTTAAAGCCAGTAGGGAATGACATTATCTTAGTCTTATTTGGCTTTAGTATTCTTGCTACTTGTCTTGCTGCTTTTCTTCCTGCTTCATCACTATCAAAACAGAGAATTACATTATCATATGCCTCAACAAACTCTATGCTTTCTCTTATATCTTTTACTGCTGATGCACAACCGCGCTTAAGAGAAACAACTGACCATTTACCATCAAAGATCTCATAAGCGGCCATTGCGTCACATTCACCTTCTGTAATCGTAAGATATTTCCCACCTTTTCGACATAGTTGTTCTCCAAATAATCCTGTGCCTCCGAAGTCTCCATCTGAAAAGAATATCTTAGTATCTATTTTCCTGGTTTTAGTAGCAACTATTTCATTATTATTAAAGTAAGGATAAATATGTTTGTTGGGAGAAGATAAGACACCGAAAGCCTTTGCAGTTTTAAGACTAATTTTTCTATCCTCTAAGGCATTATAAGAACCTTTATAAGATTGTAAAAAAGTATTTTTATCTGTTGCTAGTGTGCTTACTTTAGGACTTTCAATAGTCTTTTCTTTTCTGTTATTTTTTCTTGAGTCATCTTTACAGACAAAGCAAAAGGTATGTCCATCTGTATATAATGCATTGGCATCACTACTACCACAAGCATTGCATGGTATGTGCTTTACGAATTTACTTTCTTTGGTATTCAATTTTATTCCCCTTGAATAAGGTTAAAAAAAGCTAGACACCCTTATGGTGGATGCCTAGCTATAGAGGTTTAAGTATCTTTCTTATCTGATGTTTTGGATTTAACCTCCTTACTAGTATCATCAGTTGGAACATTTTCTTCATTGTAAATATTTACTATACGACTGGTAAACCAATTAATACTAGCTTGAGTCTCTTCCAAATCTAAAGTTTGGGTTGCTCTCTTGTGATTCAGACGTTGTACTCTTCCAAAGATTCCTTGAGCTTCTTCGGGTAAGTCATCAATATTAATTTGAACATCTTCGATAGTAAGATAAGGTTTCTGTGTTTCTGTTTCAGTAGCCACTTAAAAATCCTCCTCATCATACATACCTACTCCATCAGGTTCAGCATACTCAACAAGATCAAGTAACTGAATTGCCCGTAAGTCACGCCCTTTACCTACTTTATCTGCATATTCCCAAGAGTATTCAGCATATTGTACTTTAACAAGAGAACCGTTACCTATTTTAGGTAAGGTATCTACACGTTGTCGTTCCTCATTAATAAGAATAGGTCTATTATTTTGACCACCACTTTTCTTGTTGACATTTCTTTTAAAATTCAAGAACTTTCCATAGTCTTTTTCTCT